AATATAGTCTATATATAAGAACAGCCCGGCCAGATCGACCGGGCTGTGTGGGCCTGTGTGGGTTATGCGTTGAGTATTATCATGCCTACCATGTTAATGATATTCTGATTAATAATCAAATCCACAAAGCCCGACATGAGTATGTCTCCAGGCAGAGCATAACCGGCGAATGTGATGTGTCCGGTACATGTGCTGGTATAAGCATCCTGGTACCACTGTGTCACTCTGAGATAGGTGTCCGGTAATATCGGTATGTTTACCTCATAGCCGTCCCTGAGCAGGTTCACAATATCCTCAATCTCTGATACCCCTCCGGCTGTATACGAGACCCTTCCGAGCTGGCCTGCATGCTGCGACATGGTACCTATAAACTGCTGGGCTGCTGCTGCGATATGTCCTGCGGATGTTGCACTCAGGGTCACCGTCCTGCCGCCCAGCCCCTTCTCACTCACCACCGTCAACGTGATCCCGTCGTTGCCATTATCCACGACCGAGTATACGATATACTCATCCTCGCTGAATACTCCGATCCGGAGGGACGTATTGTCTGTAAGATCCTGGTTATACTCAACGACTTGTCTCAGATCGTAGTTGTTAGCGGTGGCACCCGGATAGCTCAGCCAGACACTCTCAGCATCATCCAGAGCAGACTGGAGATCTTCCCGGGTAATGTCACCGGTGAACGTGTTGTTCTGTCCGGCCGTGAGATTGACCACTATACTGTAGCTCGGTATAGGAGCCGGTCCGGGATCTCCGCCCAGGTCAACGACCGTGATATCCCTCAGATAGCCGTTAGGTGTGTTAGAGATATCGCACCTCGCCTTGATCAGCTGGTCGTTATCACTCAGCATTACCACGTCCCAGAGATCATACTCACGTACCAACTTTGCGGCCGCTACAGATGCGTACAGTTCACCAAACTGGCTGGAGGCCATGAACCGGAACGTCACCGGCCTACCATATCTCAGTGCGTTTGAAATATCCTCTCCGTCCGTGAATTTCAGAGACGTGGATCCTGTCACTGGAGACAGCCCTCTGAGCTCAGAACCACCCTTAAATTCAAACGTGGGACCTCTGACTATTGGACCATCCGGATGCCCGTCCCGCACTTTACTGTTGACCATGAGCAGATCCGCACCTTTAGGGATCGGAATGTCATAGATATTCCCGGACACTCTGTAATTGGCGATATCCTCATGCAGGATAGAGCCGACAGGTGTAAAGTTATGAGCTCCTGATACAATAGGTCCCTGACCGAATACTATGTCCTCGATACTGGAGCCCAGTCCGGCCGGGCGCCACTCAGACAGTCTGTACGTCAGACCGCCGACCACGTTAAAATGACACCTCATGGAGTTCGATGCACCCTCATAGCCGCCTGTTCTGTCCCAGTTACCGGCACCGTCCTCAGTCATTTCCACATAGTCCTGGAGATTGGTATAGCCTTCGATCTTGAGTCCTTGGAGATAGTCGAAGATATTACCGGCAGCTCTCGCTGACGGTACACCGTAGGCCATGGTCATAGTAGGATCAATAGGCGGTTCGGTGAAATGTTCATCCATCCAGTCCTCAAACTCATCCGGAAGCTGGCTCCGAACCTCCGCCGGCAGTTTCTGGTCGACGATACCCGGCAGCTGTTCCTCAACGGCCGGATAGATCTCCTGCCGGACCACCTCTCTGATGGTCGCAGGCAGTGCCTGGATCGCATTGTCGAGTCTTGTGATAGCTGCCGCCAGATCCTGCTCATCATGGTCGAGAGCTGCCTGTGCGTTCTCCACCGCCGTCTTGAGCTCGTTGAGCTCCGTATCGTAGGCTGTATATTTTGCCTCCCACTCCTTAAACTGGTTGATCATCCAATCCAGGTTAAGGTTGTGGAGGTCACTGTAAGGGAATTTTTCAAAGATTGCCATATTGTACCTCCTTTAGTACACTATTACGCAGAACCTCTCTTTGAAGTCTTGCACGATTACGTCATAGATCGAGAAGTCAGATACCTCTCGCTCTTCTTTGATCATTTGCTGGGTTGTGGTGACACCGATATTACCCTGCTCCGTCCGTTCATAGGTCCGGCCTTCCTCATTCTGGGAGACCGACGTGCCGGTTCTGGAGCTGTTGGCCGTACCTTCCGAGGAGGCCCCTGTCGAAGTGTCCTCGTCCACGGTCCGCTGCTCCCGGTTGTTGTAGGTCGAGCTGTCGAAGGCTGAGACCTTCAGCTCGTCAGTGCTGTCCCTGGTGCCGGTCACGGTTTGCGAGTCAGATCCTGACGTATTTGACTCCTCCTGAGACTGGGCCGTCCCGGTTCCAAACCGTGTTTCGGTCTCCTTGATGGTGCCGTCTTTGTTCCAGATGGGATTATACTCAAAGTTCTCCGTGGCCAGGAGCTTTTCCCATTTATACTGGGATTTCTGCGACCAGCGTTTTATAGCATGGTGCATAAACTCCCAGGAGGGATATAGGAGCTCCAGTTCAGCACACTCCATCAGTATATCGTCAATGACCTGATCAGAGTCTATGCCTTCCGGAAGTACCATCTGTTCAAAGATGGAGTCGTCTGCATTATACAGACCCAGTATCGTCAGTTTCGCCTGCACCGTCAGCACCTCCCTCTTTATTGAAGTTCCGGATCTCCTCTGACCAGTCAACGGAGATGATATCTCCAAACAGTCTGTTGGTCATATCAATGCCTTCCTTCAGGGATCTCATCCAGCCGGTAGCCAGGGATCTGGTCTCAAAGTTGTTGGCATTGACCTCGTCGGTGATCAGCCTCTCACGTTTATCAGTGTTGGCGTTAGGGATCCCTACCTCAGTACAGAAGGCCTGTTCCACCTTCTTGAGATCCGCCAGCACGTCTCCGGCTATGTAATTCTCTCTTAGGTTCTGAGAGAACGTAGTCCAAAGAGGAGTACCGTCCGGGCCGAAGAGCTTAGGATCCGTGACTACAGCCGGTTGACCGGAGGCTACCTTATCCAGCATTTTTTTGAACGTCTCTGCGAAGCTCTTGCTCTTGGCCCCGAATACATAACTAAGCTTAGAGTTCATCATGTTGGTGCTGGCCGTCGCTGCCGCCAGAGCCATAAGGTTCGCATAATACTGGACGATATCCAGCACTCCGCCGTAGTCCGGCTGGAGCCGGATAAGGCTGCACTCGGTTCCGATCTCCGGAGTCCGGATGCCGCCACGGATCAGCGGATTGCTGACCGTGACGTTGGTGGGCTGGTACATGACGTTATATCCCTTCAGTCCGCAGGCCTGGGGAATGATGCCGAATTGATCCGTGTTGATCACAGCTATATATCCCCAGCAGTACAGGACGTAGAGAAAATAGTTCAGGTTCCAGCTCTCAGGGACCTTGAATTCGAATACGCTCATGGCCTTCTGAAGAAGGTACCTCTCAAAGTACCGGTTCAGACCGGTCCTCTCCACGTGATAGACTGAAGGCTGCACCTGGGAGGACACTATGTTATTGTAATCGTAGTAAGACGGAAGTCCCTGCATCATTCAGTCACCCCCAGTATATGAAGAATATAGTCGTCTGTTGCGTAGTACGTTGTGCTTGAGGCCTGGATAGCCCACCGTCTCGTTGATATGGAGATCTGTGTGACGTTGGCGATCTTCTTGACCTCAAACGTGTGCTTATTGATAAGCAGGACAGTTATTTTCATGTCTGTGTCCTCCTTTATTCATAGAAGAAACCACCGGAGATAAATCCCCGGATCTCTTCCAGTTCCCTGGCTGATGCTGCTATGGACACCTCGTCAGGATCCGCCTGAATGTATCCCGGAATGGCAGATAGTGTCCTCTTGCTGCACAAGGGTCTACCTCTGCCGGCAACGTCGTCATCAGTGAGGATCGAATACTGAGCTACCAGCATGGGATTACCGGCCAGGACAGCGGCACCGCCTATGGATCCTATCGAGGACGTATGCGGAACCTGGCTGGCTGCAAAGTTCCCCAGCAGCTTGTCGTAGGCGGACATGAGACCTTCTGAATTGAGAGTAGCCACGCTTTTGAGAGCACTGACACCGAATTCCGTGAATTGTTTCCAGGTGTACTCGTTATTGCCCCATCCGCCGGTGATCACCGCCTTGGTGATTGGAATATCCACTCCCACGTTAGCTCCTGCCGTTGCCAGTGTAACCGTCTTGGTTCCTACGGTTCCGGTGATGATCAACTGTGAGTCCCCGTTCCGTACGTCGGTAACGATCCTGAGCAGCAGCTCGGATGCCTCCATCATATCGTCGGACGGCAGCTCTATCATACCAAAAGGCGGCAGATACAGACCCCACAAAGTATACGGAGCCGACCTGAGAAAATATCCCCGGTCGTTGAGCTGCGGATGAGCCATGGTGACTGGATCTATCGTGACGGGCAGGTTCATCTCGGAAAGATATTTTCCGCTAAACTCCCCATAGGAGAGATTATCTTGGAATGTCGCCTGGCCCCATCCGACATATAGCTGAGCAGCAGAGGCAAGATGATCATAGTCAATGGTTCCCCATGATCCGATGCCTGTTGAAAACGCACAAGGGTAGTACTTTACACTATAGACGTATTTCAGCGGATCTATCTCAACTTTGATCTCCGGAGTCAAAGTAGTGGTGTTTACCACTGACTCCATGTAGTCATCGGAAAACAGGGCATCAAAGAATTTCAGCAGGTTGGCTCGGTCCACTGCAATATGGTTCACGTTACCGCCATAACCGGCATAACTGACTACGTACATACCGGAGGAGGCTGCTGATGCTGCCGGGGACCACGGAGACGTTATGTTCCTGACATTGTATTCCACGTCCGCCTTAGTCGGATATAGATTGTCTATTATCTTACCATCATATTCTGCCGCTGACCGGAAAACGTACAGCTGCTGAGCCCCGATCTGTGTTTTCCAGCTGGCGAGAGGATCCACGTAGAACGATCCGGTCCAGATCCCTCTGTTGTACGTCCACTCCCTGAGCCAGTAGTACCGTCCGAAGGTCGGTATGTATAGGTAGTTGTACGCAGACGGCGAGGCCGACGTGTGGAGCTCAATAATGGGATCCAGCACACCGGCCTCGTCTTTCAGTACTACGTCAACACTGGTTCCGCCGGTAGGAACGGCTGTGGAATTATGTTTCTTGGAGAACGTATACAGTGTGACGTTCATATTGTGTACCTCTTATGCCTCAGGCTCACCCAGAGTCAGAACGACACAATTTTCACTGTAGTCATTCCAGTAGCGGTCCTGGAAAGAGTCGGTTACATTGTAGTAGCCGCCGATGTTGTTCACTGGCGAGGTGAGAGATCTCTCATTGACCACGGTGTAACCCATGGCCTCATCGTCAAAGATGACACCCAGCACGTGCTTGTGGTTCACCGTCGCCTCTTCGGGAGTACCGTCGGCCTTCGTGACTCCGGCCTTGACAGAGATCTCGGTGGGAGAGACGATAGACTGCCAGAAGTTGATGGGCTCGTTCTCGACCAGTTTCATGTATTCATCGTTGAATACCGAGCTGAGAGCCGTCGCATCCGTGGTATTGAGGTGTCCGGTGTAGATCAGAGCCTTCTGTCTGTCCTTCGGAGTATGTCTCATGATGGTGCCGGCCGTAAAGTTCTGATGGAACAGCTCGGATCTTTCGGTCATGAGCTCGGAGAGAGTCTTGACGTAACCGGAGAACCACTTTGCAAAGCCGACAAAGTTGTCCGGGACGTAGACAGTCGCTGCGGTGAGCTCGATACCGGTGGCTGCCTTATACTCGGCCAGAAGGTCGATATACTGAGTCAGGTGGATCTTGCCGCCTATCATATTAGCTACAGTATTCCTGGCTGTAGTTTCATGAGCCTGCTCGATCATGTCAGATCTGTTCTGCATCTGTCCGGCGACGAAAGAGGCAAACTGATCAGGACCCTGCATAGCATTGTCAAGTTGGTCCAAATATATGGTACTGTTCTTGGCATACGTCACCTGGCCGTATATGTTGGTTTGCACCACCGAGGGTTTGTTCACGACCCACGGATCTATACTTTCGCCGTCTACCAGGTCAAACATTTTGTTTTTTTCAAAAGGTTTGTCCAGATAGTTGATCTTGCGAACATGGTTGCCATACCTGAGCTGGTCAGCCTCAAGTACTTTGAGCTTGCGGTTATACGGTCTCACACTGAAGATCGTTTTGCTGAGGACCTGGTTGATAGCAGTCATCAGCGGATCATAACCGGTCTTGAGACCGATCTGTGCCACGCTTACGAATTCCGACGTATTGATAGGATCGGAGATCGCCGTCCCGGTGGCCAGGGACACCATATCGGCCAGGATGGTCGACAGGTCCTTGAATTCAAGTCCAAGGTTTGCCATAGGTAAATACCTCCATTAGTCGGCCTTATTCGGCCTTATTAGGCGGATTTATGATCTTCGCCAGGATCTGCTCCGCCGTAGCAGGTTCCGGCTGTCTGCTCCCTGTAATGTTAGAAGCCTGAAGTGATGTTTTGAGCTGGTCTCCCATTTTCTCGACCATCTCAGCCATGGCGGCCTGTATACCTTCCATGGTGATCCCCGGCTCCGGAGCAGGCTCCGGTTCCGGTTCAGGTTCCGGCTCCAGTTCCGGTGCCGGCTGTGCAGCTCCCATGGCTACCGTGATAGCCGCTGCCAGTTTCATGATTTCCTCATCTGTCATTGTCTTAGCTCCTTGTTATTTATTTGCTATCCTTGACGCAGCCCAGCCGGTCGAGGATCACGCATACCCTCATTAGCAATCTATTAAGTTCAAGGCCGGCCCCGGATCCGGCAAGGCTGCCGTCGTTCACCATCTTCTGGATGGTAGGTCTCGCCCATTTCGGCACGTCCTCCACCTTGTCGGCAACAATACCGATCTGGAGATCGTGAGCTTTAAGCTCATCCTCCGCCCCGTCCTGAGACAGTCTCAGGTCGTGCAGCATCCGGTCGAGACCCTTTACAGCTCCCTCAAGATAACCCACCCTTTTGGACAGGTCCTCAATCATATCTATCACTTTATTGACCTCCTTGCAAAGTTTCGGAAAACGTCCGTACAGCCAGTCACCGGGACAGGCCGTCGCCTGGAAAAATCTGTGTGCCGTCAGCGTCCGGTACGGTTCGGTATCTGAGAATTCCAGACGGAAACCGTACCGGATGCAGATGTCCGCACAAAGGGTTATTAAGGAAGTCCAGCTCGCCTCGCTTATAGACCAGGGCTCACCGTTTACGTCGTTGGAGACCTCAATGTTGATGGCCCTCTGGTCATTGTCCCAGTTGCCTGAAGTCCAGGCCCGGTATTCCTCTGGGACACAACAGCCGATACGGCCGTCGATACCTATACAGTAGTTCGTTGATTTTTCGTAAGGTGTAGTCAGGAATTCACTGAGTATGCTTTCAACAGTTCCACGGCCGGCCACGTGGTGGACGGTGATCCTGGAGACCGGCAGCTCTCGGGCTGACCGTTTCTGACTTTCCCAGAAAACGTCTGTAAGATCACTGATCGTCGGCATCTTCATCACCGTCCGCTTTCCGGTTGAGCAGGTCTATCACCTTCCGCAGGACCGGAGGGATGGGCAACCCTATCAGTCCTGCGTTTTCGATGATAGACAACAGCTCGTTGAGTATATATGAGATGCAGATAGCATCCCTGATAAAAGTCGAATTGAAAAGTCTGTCCAGCTGAGCTCCGGCCACGACAAAGATGAGCACTATCATCTTCCGGGCCAGTCCCCGAAAACCTACCGCTGAGCTCAGACCTCCGGTCTCGGTCTTTTCGGATCTCCCTGTCAGAGCCACAATTATACCGGTCAGGTAGTCCAGACCCATCATGATCAGGAGCACTGTAAGAGCACCACTCCAGCCGCCGAACAGGAAGGCCACTCCGGCTCCGGCGATCCCTATAGCTGACTGGATAAAGTGTTTCATGACGTGCCTCCTGTTGAATGAGAAAAGGGGAGATTTCATGAGAGGAGCTATCTCATGGACGGCCTTCCGGGCCTGCTCTTGTCCGATCTCCCCTTTGATCTCCCCTATATTATACCATATTTTTCCAAATTTGTCAAGTCTTAATCCCAATACCTTCGGAACAGCACCTCGCAGGTGGAATTTTCAAACGTGATCTGATTGGTAAGATAGGCCTGCCAGAGATACCAGCAGTGTGCCTGGAACCTGGTCAGCTCGATTTCGCTGGCTCCGAATACCGCCGGCGGAGATCCTGTCTGATGCTCGGAGATATAGAAGTCCAGCCTGCTCTTGTGACGGTAGACCGTGATCTCACCCACTTTTACCTCCGGGACGTATTCGACCAGTTTCCGGGATCCGACGGACAGATCGTCGATCTCGCTGAAATCATTGTCGAGAGCCATGCCGGAGAAGGCTGTGCCGGCTGTCGCCTTATACAGAGCCGTCTGCCTCTTGGCCTCCGAGATCTGGTCCGCCTTCGGTAGTATGATAGCTATGCCCCGGTCCTGGAGGACGGACAGCTCCTGTCCGGCTCTCTTCATCCGTTCCACCTTGCCCACCAGGTTCAACACCATCAGCAGCGGAGCACCCAGCTCGTTACTGTTGGACAGTCCGTAGAAACGCAGCGGAGGCTTTCCGTTCAGCTCTCGGTTCCTGGCCACGGTCTCATAGGCGTTGAGAATGGCATTCCCCTCATCCCGGATCTTCTTCTCCTGGAGCTCTGGGATGAATTCGTCAAGGATCATCTCCTCTGAATCAGAACCGAAACCTCTCATATTTGAGAACGTGCTCAACGGTGCAGCATGACCCACCGGATCCGGATGCTCTGACCGGTATATGTTATAGAAACCGGGGACCTTGCCGAGACCCTTGGTGTAGATCCCGTAGTTGTTGTCATCATTCAGCTGCCGGAATACGGACAGCTCAGAAGTCATGACCGTGTCCACCTGAGTCTTGGTCCGTCTCATGAACAGAAAATTGGTGCCTGTCTCAATGGAGTCCATCAGCTTACCGTAAGTCTTTCCTATTCCACGTCCGCCTATAATCAGGTTGATAGGTTGGTTCAGACCCTTGATGTATTTCCAGTTAAGATATCCGTTTTCTAAGTATAGTCCCATATAAGAATAGGCCGGGCATTACGCCCGGCCTCCTCCTCTCGTTGTGTGTCGCAGCAATTGAAGTTATCTTTTTCTGGTAGCAGCACGTTTCCTCGGTGCCGGATCCTCTTCCTCTTCGAGATCCAGAGCCTCATAGGCCGCCAGGACCTCGTTGCTGATGTAGTCCCTGGTCTCTTTGTTCAACGGAAAACTGGTGTCGTAGTACTCGCCGTCACGTCCTTCCTGAGACGGCATACTGACAAACAGTCCCTTCTTGCCGGACAGGATCCGGAGCCCTGTCACGACGAATTCATCGTCGATCGTGATAGAGGCAAAACCTCTCAGGGCCTTCTTCTCGTAGGGGTTCACTTTTACGTCTGTGATTTTCATGGATATAATCCTTTCGGTTTTAGCTCCTCAGCTTGATTAGTTTAAGAATTCGACCGTCCAGGCATCCAGGCCCAGACCGTCCTCGGACAGCAGTTTTGCATACTCGGCCGTAATGCCCAGAGTATACTCGCTGTCCCTTATCACCACGTTACTGGTGATCGGTAGATAGTGACCGTCAATGATCACGTGATCCATAGGCGGATAGTCGTTGTATAAGCTCTCGGTGCCGCCGGCCTTCCGGAAGGTGAAACCTTCCTTGAAGGCTGATATGCCACCATGCTCTTCAAGCTCCTCTCCGCCCTTCTTCTTGGTAACACCGGCAATAGTGACGTGCAGCTTGCCGTCCTGCCGGTATACATACTTTTTGGCTCCTAAGGTAGCGAATTCTTCATAGCTGCCCTCCTCTTCAAAAACTCCCATGTAGTGTATTTTTCCTTGTGGATCCTTGGCGTAGGCTCCGCTTTTCCTGGCACGTTTCCTCATTTCGGCATTGTACTCCTTCAGGTCCAGCTTGCCGATACACTTTATTGAGTCAGTGTCCATGTAGACCAGCCTCGGACCGGCGATCCTCGCCATCCTCCAGAGCTCCCACCGTGCCCAGGCCGTAACCCATACTCCCCAGCTGTAGACCAAGAAGGCTCTCCGGTTGTTCTTGTCCAGTATCTTATACTGCTCCTCCCGACCGTCGAGAAAATCCTTCAGTCCGGTCAGCGGATCGACCTCAAACTGTATCCGTTGTTTTGCAGGATCTTGAGCCATCATCCCATACAGACTATTGAGACGTTCTTTCGACCGCATATAGGCATCGTCGTCCACACCCTTGAGCTCGGTCTTGTCTTGATAGTATTTAATGACCAGATCCCGATAGGACCTTGGAAGATATAAATACCTGGTATACATAACCTCCTGATAAGCTCTGCCGTCATCGGTATACTGGTCTGAGATAATAACCTCATCCACGTCGGTGACGTAGATCTCCAGGTAGTCAGCCTCTTTCACCCGGCCGTTGTCAATGGTGGGATTGATGAGCTTGACACACTTGCTTTCCGGAATATACGGATCCGCCAGCCACCAGTTTTTCAGCCTTGGCCGGTTGAGACACAGTTTGAATGCAATAGCCTTTTCCCTACGGACCAAATCTCTATACTCATCCTCGGTGCAGTAGGGAACATGAGTCCACCTCCCGCCGGGATATTTGTGGTGCATGATCACGTCCGGATAGCTGGATGACCGGTCGTAGCTGTAAACCTTCTCGCCGGCCAGAGTCTCAGGCGAAAGGATCTTTCCGACCAGGATCCTATTTGCATGAGTATTTCCGCCTCTGAAGGTTTTCCGCATCTGCTGGTATTCAGCATAGGACAGCATCTGATCCGCCAGCTGCCGGTGATTGAATTCTTTCATGGCATTCTTGGCATCCCGGCGGACAAAACCTGTGGACGTAAACGGTATCCGGTAAAGGTTATCATGGTTGTACTCCACGTCGTAGCTGATAGCCTCGACCAACCCTTTAACGTCATTCACGCAGTACTCAAGCTCACGCTCGGTCAGTTCAGTCCATGGATATCTGATCACCTTATAATCAAATTCCTCACCGGACAGTTTCTGATGTTCGACGTGCCGCGTCTCGGTAAACACCTCCAGTTTCATGTTGGAGTACAGATATGAACACCTGAATTCAAACCGGTCTTTCATGTCACACTTGAGCACCTTCCGGGGTCCTATAGCAAACACCTCATCCGGTTTGAAGTCGTAGATCCCACGGAGATATTGAAACTCATGGCTCAGAACGTGAACGTATACGACCATCCGGGCCTCGGCCGGCATGACCCCTATCAGTCGATCCTGAAATGATAGAAACTCATCCCAGGTCCGGCCGATCACGGTCCACTTGCCGATCTGCCACTGCCATATATACATGATTGCCTGCATTATGTCCGGCAGCACCGTGGTCTCAATATCGAAGGCTGTGACCACGTCCAGGTATTTCCGTATGCTCTTGGTACCGGGATTGCCTCTGCCTCTCTTCTGGATCTTCAGCTTAGCAAAGTCCTCATAGGGAAAAGTGTTGATATCATATAGCTGCATTCCTCTCCATCTCCATCTTGGCCATTTCTTTATCGAAAAGCTCCTTCAGCCTCGACGGTGACAGGTTCTTACGGTCCGGATTATTGGAAAATACCTTGACCGCTATATCGGAACCTGCAACACGGTCCAGATTGGCCGCACGGTACGCATCCATGAAACGGCCGAATTTAACAAAATTCTCTTTGGTAACGAAGTCATACCCATGCTCATGCAACGTCTCAAGGGATCTCGCTCTCTGCTGTTTCATGGTCTTGAGAGTAATTCCGCCTCCGACGTAGTTGGCCACGTCGGCCAGAGCCAGAGCCAGCATCTTCGGATCCTTGATCGTCTTAGTCATCGGAAACCTACCGGCCCAATTCTTGTAGACCTGGCTCTCGGCAAATTCTGTCTGTCCGATACGGCGCAGTCTCTTCTGAGCTATATCCCTGAGTCTGGTATATTCCAGCCGCAGCTCTTTTTCAGTATGCCGTCTTAATGCGATCTGTACCACCGGATTGTAGTCCTCCTGCTGCCACTTAAGGCCACTGCTCTTCGATCTCGCTGCCATCGATTATACCTCCTGCTTTACTCAGATCTTGTAGCATCTCCATATATCGGAGATATCCGAACACCACCAGGGTACGGAGAGACTCACTGAATGAGATCTCACGTATATCCGCAACCTTGCGGATCATCTCGGCCGTCTGCTGATTCATGCTGACGGACCGCTGCTGACACTTAGCCATTATTTATTCCTCCTCGGTAATTTTCTGCCACAAAATGGGCAATACCTGGGATTCCAGGTTGCCTCTTCCAGATCATCATCTCCAGCAAATTTAAATGCCAGTCCGCCATTTACATTGACGGCCCTCAGAGTTGCACATTCCGTTGAAATGATGGACCGCTCGCCCTGACTCCTTTAGGTATTCATAATTCGTCATTTCAGAATACCTACCTCTCTCAGTTCAGTATACTGTTTCTGGCATAGCTCTACATCATGTTTATAGTTATCAAGAGCCATGACTCTATTTATAGTTTCATACTGCTTGATTACCTTCCGAACAGCAGCACGATAAGTCTTTGCACCTATACCGCTTACCACAATATAACCACTGGCCAGGTCCGTAACTATAGTGCCGTGACCAGGCACCCGTCTGACTGCCACCTTCATCCATATAACACCACGATTATCGTAAATAAGATATATGGTACCTTTGCACATAGCAAACATGCCACTACCTCTGTAGAGATTACGAGTCAGGAAACACTGTTTACCATGTACCTTTATAATCCTCCCGATAGCCATTCAGATCACCTCCTTCTTGAATACGTCACAGGTGCTGGTCGTTTCATCTTTGTGATTAAGGTAGTAGATGTAATGTAAACCTTCATACACTTTGGCATAAAATCCTCCGATTACAACCTCATCAAGATCCCTTAGTTGTTCGTCTGGGACACAGATCGAATACAGATACCTGAAACCTAAATGCTGACGTCTCTCCATCGCATGATCGCACGTTACTCTTTTGGCCTTTACTCCTTTAATCATGATAGCTCCTCATGTGGCCTATCGGTACCGGCCCGAACCGTATTTATTCTTGGGATTATATGATAGCATATTGTCTACATATTGTCAATACCCTTATACAAAATATTTTTGAGAGGCCAGG